GACGGCACAGAGTACAGCGCCTACGCGCAGACCAGCGCAGACTCTGCCTACGAAAACTTTAAAACATTGGCTCAGGCAAAGCGCTGGGTTCAAAAGTTCTTGTCAATCTAACAGTGAAAGGGAAAGCGAAATGAAAACTACAGACTTTCAACACAACTTCGAGAACGTCGTATCTTTTGATGACGGCGAGACCGTAGAGACCGTAACAGTGGCTTACGACTACCTCCCAGAGGAAGACGGCTACGCCGAGGTCTATGACCTTTTCATCTTTGATGCCACTGGTGCCGACATCACCTATGACGTGCCACAGGCAGAGTACCAGCGCCTGCTGGAAGAGACCAAAGCCGATTACAAACGCTTGGTTGCCGAAGCCAACGAATATGTGGAGTAATGACATGAAAAGCACATCTTGGAAAAAAGACTACTTGATCGTGATCCACAACGACTACGACAACACATGGCGCGGGGTGACTAAACCTTGCACCTTCTTGCAGGCGATACGGTTTGCGAGGGCTAAGGGCTGGAGGATCGACGGCGATACTGTTCGCCTTGTGACCCTCTCAGAGTGGGCAACACTACCAATATCGATTCAATTGGGAGTAACACAATGAAAGTTAGAGTAAACGCAAAACGCAAGCTGGCACAAATTGTTTATGAAAACGCATATCAATGGATATGTGACCGCATTGAGCGAAAGTGGGAACTGATCAAAAAAAGGGAGCAAACAGCATGACTACAGATGAAGCACTAAAGCTGGCGATAGATGCGCTAAAGGACGCCTTTTATGAAAAGGCAGATGAAGCCAAAAAAGCCTTGGCAGAACCTGAGTGGGCAGAACTGACAAGGGGTGAAATCCTATCGTGGGAAATGCCAGCCGCCTCATCGGTGGTTGAGTTTGTGTGGTTTGTAGAACGCAAGATCAGGGAGAAAAACGATTCTTCACTAAGGCGCTCATGGACAGGGCTGACCAGCGAAGAGTTGACAGACCTTTTCTACAACGAAAACCTCGGACAACAAAGCGCTGTTGGTCAAGCGATTGAATTACTTAGGGAGCGCAACACATGAACAAGCAGGAGATTGACGACATGATGAAAGACCTTCCCAGCCAACAGCTACCCGACGAAACCTTGATCCAAAAGATCACAATCGCTATAATGTTCATAGTGATTTTGTTTTTAGCAACATGGGCGCCAGACTTCATTCTGACTGAGGAAGAGTGCCAACAACAAAGCCCTCGCGCTATCACAATTGGGTTATGTAGCGAACCAAAAGCGAAATAAACCTAACGGTAACCTAACAGGAACCCAGTGGGTTACCTACAGGGTACCTAACGGGTTACCAACACGCATGGAGACCGAGGGGCTATAGACCCGTGGGACGTGTTCCCTCTGTAAGTGCAGTCTCCAGCCGTGTCGGGGAAAGCCGTGCAAAGGCTTTACAAGGGCTTGCGGACGAGCGGTGAGTACCTGACACCTATTGGCGAACCCAAAGCGAATCGTTTACACTGGTGACAAGACAAACAAACGCAGGGGAATACGGGTCATGCCAGAAACCGTCAAGAAGGGGTCTAAAAGCCCCGCCAAGCCTTCAAAAGCCGCGAAGCAGGGCAAAGGCGCTACGACGCCTGAAAAACGCGCAGAAGCCCCAAAGATGCAAAGACCTGCTCACAGACCAGTAGAGTACACAGAAGACATAGCAGAAGAGGTATGCTGGAGACTCGCTCACGGTGAGTCGCTTGTATCAATCTGTAGGGATGATCACTTACCTCATTGCGCGACCATTTACCGTTGGTTGGCTCGCTTCCCTCTCTTCTGCGAGATGTACGCACGCGCTCGTGAAGATCAAGCCGACACTAACGCTGATGAAATCCTTCAGATCGCCGACGAGATGCCCCCGGAGTTCACGGACGAGAAGGGGCGAACCTACCTCGACCAGACGTTTATCCAGTGGCAGAAGAACCGCATAGATGCACGCAAGTGGACAGCCGCCAAGCTGAAACCTCGCAAGTACGGCGACCGCATGGCAGTGGAAGGCGTAGAGGGTGGAGCCACCATCAAGACCGAGGACGTCGGTGCTAACAAGTTCTTAGAGATCATTAAGAACATGGAGATGACCAAGCGTGCTGGCTGAGTTGCTCTCAGACCCAGAGGTGCAGGCGGAGTTCAACGCCAAGCCAGAGCACGAGCGCATTGCCTACATTGCCCACGCTGAGTGGATAGCCAGCGCACACAAGTACCAGATACCGCCGCCCCTTGAAATGGATTGGACGGTGTGGGCTTTAATTGCAGGCAGGGGAGCGGGAAAGTCCCATGCTGGTAGTCATGCCCTATGGTGGTGGTGCTGGACGCATCCAAAGAGCCGTGGGCTTGTTCTAGCCCCTACATCTAACGACATCAAGTTCACCTGCTTCGAGGGCAAGTCAGGACTGCTGGCAAACATCCCGCCCGAGTTGGTGGCAAAGTACAACAAGCAAGACCACGAGATCACGCTGGTCAACGGCTCCAGCATTCGCGGCATCAGTGCCGACTCATACGAGCGCTTGCGTGGCCCTCAGTTCCACTGGTGCTGGGCTGACGAGTTAGCCGCCTTCCAATACCTTGGTGCTGGTGAGGCGTGGGACATGATGATGATGGGCTTGCGTCTGGGTGACCAACCACGGGTGATCGTGACCACCACACCAAGACCAAAGGACTTGATCCTTGACCTGATAAGCCGTGAGGGTGACGACGTGGTGATCGACCGCGCCAGCACCTATGAGAACAAAGCTAACCTTGCGGCAACCTTCAGCAAACAGCTAGAGCAGTACAAGGGTACGAAGCTGTACGAGCAAGAGGTGATGGGTGCCATTGTCGACCTCGAAGACGGTAAGGTGGTGAGCAGGGATATGTTCAAGATGTGGCCTGCTGGTCAGCCCTTCCCCAAGTTCGAGTACATCCTGCAAAGCTACGATTGTGCCTACACCGACAAAGAATACAACGACCCAACGGCAATGACCACATGGGGCGTGTTCAAGCCGCAGGACGGGCCAATGAGCGTTCTGCTGATCGACTGCTGGGCAGAGCACCTAACCTTCCCCAAGCTGAAGGATCGAGCGCAGGATGAGTGGCGTGTGTCCTACGGTGAGGGACGGGATGCCAAGCGCCCCGACATGATCTTGGTCGAAGAGAAGGCGGCAGGTCTGTCTCTCATTCAAGAGTTGCAGAAGGCTCACCTAATGGTGCGTGGCTACAACCCCGGCAGGGCTGACAAGATGCAGAGGCTTCAGATCACCGCCGCCATCTTTGTTGCCAAGCGCGTCTGGCTCCCAGAGTCTGATGTGCATAAGGGTTATGTGAAGGACTGGGCTGAAGGGTTCCTGTCCCAGATATGCGCGTTCCCTGACTCCCAGCATGATGACTACGTCGACAGCGCAACGCAGGCAATGAGGTGGCTCAAAGATATGGGCTGGCTCGACATTGATCCAGAGCCACGGTATGATGACGACGACGATTACTATGATGCCCAACCTGCTCGGGTCAACCCCTATGCCGTCTAACCATGCCTGACTACTCAAAACTTGCTAAAGGTCTGACTAGCTTTGTAAAAGGTGTTGCAAAGCCCGTGAGGACGTTTAGAACGCCTGATGGGTATACCTTCCACGAGTTGCCCAATGGCAAGATCGTAGACAACCTAGACCCTGCCAAGGTGGACATGAGTTGGCCTAACGCCAAGGTGTTCCAAAAAGAGACTGGCGCGTTTCAGTTGGGCGATGAGTTAGGCCAGCGCAAGGCAATGATTGAGAGTTACGGCAGGACAGACCCCCAAAACCTACCTAAAGACATCAGCAAGTTTATGCCTGATGATGCCTATGCGCAGTTCCTACGGGCCTACAACAAACAGAACGCGCCTAAGCCAGAGCCTAAGCTGAAGTCTGTCAAGACTACTGGTGGATTGAACAACGTCAAGGGTACGCAAAACATCTTGCCAGCGGCAGAGCGTGAGGCGAACAAGGCCAAGTTCATTGAAGAGTCGGCAGACCCTCGCAGGATGTATCACTCGACGGCTAACGAGTTCAATGAGTTCCTGCCCAGCGGCTCATCGCGTGCGGTGTTTGTAACGCCAGAAGCGGAATTTGCAAACAACTTTGCTCTGGACAACTTTACTAAGGGCGGCGGCAACCAAGAGTTTATGACTGGCACGCGCTCCATGCCCGTTAAGGTGCAGGTCAAGAACCCGTTTGACTATGAGAACCCTGAGCACATTGACAACCTTAAGAAGTTGGCTAAAGAGCGGTTCCCCGGCAACCAGCAAGTGATGGACGAGATTGAGGCAATGGGTTTGTTTGAGCACAACTGGCCTTCGGTGGAGCACCCAGACATTCAGCGCCTGATCAAGCAAGCTGGTCACGATTCCTTCTACGCCTCTGAGCGTGGCACAAAGAACCTTGGCATCTATGATCCCAAGCGCATCAAGTCCGACATCGGCAACAAGGGAGCATACGACGTGACCAAAGGCGACATCAACGAAGCTAAGGGCGGCGCTATTCGTATGCAGGTGGGTGGCCTGATGGGATTAGCAAACCTTGGCAAGGCTGGCACAAAGCTGACCAAGGCAGAAATTGCTGGATTGCGTGCGCGTGGCATGGGGGTGCCGGGCATTGACTTTGCTGATCCCAAAAACCCTAACGACATTATGCGGATGTCGGAGGCATTAGGTGCCTCTGGCTCTGAGGGCAAGACCCTGAACCTAACGCAGGCTGACAGGTCGCGGGTGTTCGGCCCTAACAAAGGCGGCACAGGATTCTCTGGCTTGCAGTTGACAAGACCAGACTACCAGCAAGCAAAGTCAACTTGGGGTGTAGGCAAGCCAAGTCACCTTACCCGCCTAACCAAAGCAACTGACGACGACACCGTTTGGTCTACCTTCATTGGTTCCCCGACTCAGCACATGAGCAACCCTGTGACAACTCAAAGAATGTACGAGGCTCACAAAAAAGCAAACCCTTCTGCCAAACTGGTGGAAGACATGAACAAGATGCTCAACAAGGCGGTGGACGAGAAAACGGGCAAGCCTATGTTCCCCAACGGGATTGACATCAGCGACCCCTCTTCATTGAACCAAGCGCAGACCTTTAACCAACGCAAGATGTTGGCTAAGGCTATGACTATAGGCGGAGAGAAGAAAGGCGAGCAAGCTACGCAAGAGGCTTTTAAAATCATCAAGGAAGAGACCGATCCCTTGTTAATGGACGTGCCAACTTATGCTGTTGGAAACCGTTTGTTTACGATTGATAAGAACAGCGGAATTTACCGCCCTGATTTAAATTCAGCGTTCCCACACATTACAACTGGTGACGACCTTGGGCTTATCTTTGAACCCGCTCCACTTGAGTTAGCCGCCAAAGATTTTGTAAACCAAGAGAAGTATTTGAACCGTCTTGACAAGCGCGGCAGACCTTCACCAATAAGCCACAAAGACTTGTCATCAACAACCCCCAAACAATTTATCAGCGAAGAGTATTTGACCAACCTCCAGAAGGAAGGTTACAAGGACGGTGGATCGACAGAGCCTAAACCCTTCCACGACTTCGACCAGATTATGAAACGCAAAGACGGAGGCACCGTGAACCAATCATTTGAACAACGCCTAAAGAGCGCACTAGAGCAACACATGGCGATGGGCGGCGAGGTGTCTGACAACACAATGCCTGACAGAACTGACAGCGGAAACGTCAACTACGGCGGACAGTACGCTACTGGTGGCGGCATTCGTATGGGCAAAGGTGGGCCGTTTGGCGCTATTGCCGAGGGTGTAGAGGCTGTAACCAAAGCCATCCCAAAGGTCGACCGCCTAAGCATGAGTTACAAGGATGTGACCAAGCGCGTGCCAGAGGTTTCTGAGGCCGCTGAGAAGCTGTTCAAGGGTGAGATCACCAAGCAACAGTACAACGACATTGTGAACCTGTACAAGCCCGTTACGCCTTACTCGTTTGTGCCAAAGCCTGCTACGGCAGAGGAAGCCATCGGTGCATTGCGTGGCGATGCGGCAAAGTCTCGGTACGGCAAACAGGAAGAGTATGAACCCGGCACCAAAGTGGGTTTGCGACTTGACATTCCCGCCTATACCCAAAAGGGTGTGTGGGTAAACTCTATCCATGACCAAAAGGGCAAGAAGGTAGCGTATGGCCCAGTCTCTAGCGTTAAGAACGCAGACCTTGGCATCAGCCAGAACCAGTCTAAAAAGATTGCTCAGGGCGGCGAGAAGCAGTCCTATGCGCGTATTGTGGGTGACTGGAACCCAATGACGGAAGAGGAAGCCGTTGCCAAAGCGCAGAAGTATTTGAACGATCCAGAGTGGAAGCAGATTGGACTTGACCCTGAGCGTCACTCTTACTTTTATGACCGCCACACAATGGCTCCGATCACGGGCGCTGACGAGGTTATCCAGATTGGCCCATTGGTGCTTGGCAAAAATCCCAAGTACGGCAAGATTGACGACTTTGAGTACGCCGAGGGCGGCTATGCCAATATGCTCCCGTTTGCTAAGGGCGGACTGTCACGTCAATACTCAGAAGCTGGCAGTGTTCCACCACTAACCCCTCAAGAGATTGAGCAGACAGCTGGAGCACAGGGTGCGGCATTTGGTGTGTTCCCCCAGATGGCAAGCCAGCGTTGGCAACAACAGTCACCGTTTGCTGATAAAGCGTCGGAGATGCTAAAAGAGCAGGTCACAAAAGAGTGGGAGCAGGCGGGTCGACCCGGTGGTATGAAGGAATTATCCTTGCGACTTAGTGCAGTGCTTGCTGGACAAACTGCGGACTTTGCAAATTTAATCCAATCAATAACGCCCGGCCTTAATAAGCCAGCTACAGTGCTTGATCCCCAAGGCGATAAGGTTGCCAAGTTCCCTCTAACGGGAAGCGCTGACATCAAAAATGCAATGCGCGAAAAGGGCATGATCAACGAGGACGAGTACCCGCTGGCTGAGTTGGCTGGTTCTTTTGCCATACCTTATGCGGCCTATAAAGCACCCAAAGCAA